GATTATTTCCCGCCGTATCCCAAAGATCGACTGCGGCGCGTTTGAGCACGCCGTTCCAATTGATACGGGTACCGGCGGGAACGAGAGTACCGTCCTCCTTCAGCTTCGGAAAGAGATCTGCAGCCGTGCTCGCGACCTTATCGTCAAGCGAGGGAACTGCGGCAAGGACGGCTTTTCTCTGCGCTCTTGCGTTTTCAAGAATTACGTGACTCATTCACTCACCCCCGTTATGATATCGTAAGCCTTAGACTTGAGAAATTTTTCTTTTTCTCTCGCTCTGCGCTCTGCCGATTCTGCACTCATTTCGTACTTTGCATTTGCTCTTCGCTCGGAAACAGTTGCCTCGTATTCTTCGGCGGTTATCTCAACGACAAGCGGATCGGTGATGCTCGGTTCAAAATCATAGGTTAAGAGCGTAACGATTTCGCCGTTTTCATTTAGCTGTTTGTAATATTTCATCGTTTTGCCCCCTTTAACCTATTGCGACATATCCATATGTTATGTCACTCATACCATGATACATTGAATCGTGCGTGATAGTAAATCCGTCATCTGTCGGTTTGATATTCCACCAGTTATCATCGGAGGGTACAGACGGCATATCCCATTGTTCACCGTCATCGTCTTCAAAAAACTCACGTGACACATAATGGACTCTTGTTCCGTTTGGTAGCTCAATGTTGTATGTCGCACAAAGCGGAACGTGGATAACATTATCATTTTCTATTTGCTCATCTGTAAATGAGCCCGCTACATATATAGCTACTCTCGTAGGCTTGAATCCGATGCCAGTAACACTAGCAGAAGGAGCGCCATCATAAACTGCAGTAAATGTACCCGTCGCAACCTTCGATCCGGCTTCAAGCGAACCCGCTACACCGAAAATGGACACACCCTTTGCGATATTCGCCGCCTTGAGGTTTGCATCACCCTTGACGGTTACCGCGCCGGTGGTATATCTGCCGCTTGCGACTGCCGTCTGATTTGACGTACTCGGAGTGATCGTCTTTGCAGCCTGAGTAGTGAGCTGCTTTGTCGCGCTTTTTGTTCCCGCGGCAACGTAACCCGCCGTCTGTGTTGCGCTTGCGGTAATAAGACCGCCTGTGGTTACGGCAATACTCGGTGTCGCCTGCGTTGCCGTAGGCATAGCATCGACCGTTACCTGAGAAAGTCCGTCGTAGCCGTTGTCGGGCTTGATCGTCTGTGCCGATGTCGAGGGCGTTGCTGTCTTCGCCTGAAGATTAGGCTCGGTCTCTGTGGTGATGCTTGCGATCTCACTCGCAAATCCGGTAGACTCGTCCCACGGAATATCCGCGGTCTTTCCCGTCTTACCTCTGATCGCATCCGCCGTCGCCGTCATAGCTCCGTCGAGCTTCGCGGAATCAACTATCTTATCATAGGCCATTAAAATTCACCTCCCGACCAGGTGGGCAGCGCCTCAAGGACCGCCGCAACGATCGCCTCTTTATCTTCTCCGCTCATAGGATCAGGCTCAAGAGAGGCGAGCCACTCTGCCTCTGTTCCTTCAAAGCCGTGATCGAGTGCTATTTCATAAGCCGATCTGCCGTCCGAGCCCCTGATACCAGGGATCCCACGAACGTTGCCGTCATTGTCTTTAACGCGCAAGATGGGCTTGACGTCATCTCCGTCGGGGTCGACCTGCACGTTGTAGCCCTCGGGCATTTCTCCCGAGCCTACGTAAACGCCCGACTCTCCCTGCGCCTGCGCCCCGGTATCTTCTCCGTGAACGAACCAGTTTCCATTTTCTCCGACGTAAGGAGGCACAATTTCATTTATTGCATCGTCAATAGCGTCTATTGCCTCTTCGACGTCGGCAATCGCCTTATTAAAGCCGTCCTGGCGCTTTGCCTCTTCCACGGCAATGTTGTCGATCATAGTCCAGCTTGCGTCCGTGACTATGATATTGTCGCTGTTTACGACTCTTGCGTCCACCACCATAGTGAACCTCGCCGTAGTGACCACGCCGCCGTCGGGCCCGTAAAGCGTGACCTCGCATTTGTGCAGTCCCTCGATGATCGCGGTGTTAGTATTCAGCGCGAAGTCATAAACGATGTTCGTATTGTCCTCAATGGGGCAGAACTGCTCGATATAGGTGCCCGTCGGTCTGCCTATCCTGACAACCGCGAGACAGCCGTCCGCGATATGATAGATCTTCCCGCCGTCGGCAAGGCTTATATAAAACTGTCTCGCCGTATCATTGAGCACAATAGGCAGCGACACCTGCGACTGCGCCATGTGCATATCAAGTGTAAATCTGTATTTAGAAGAATTCATCTGTACGTCCTCCCGAATATCCTGTATAAATTATAGCATAACAAAAGGGGTAGGCTAAACCTACCCCCCTCGTATATTTTGTTATTATCTCCAAGGAGCCTCGCGGATAGTGCTCTCTTTGTAGCCGCTGGCGTAATAAAGAGCGTCCTTTTGTGCTTTGGTCAAAGGTAGCGAATCAATGACCGCCATAATCTTCGCCTTTTTGTTTCCGCCTATGGTGTTTCCGTTTTTGTCCTTGTCGCCCTCTATGCCCGCAGTCTGTTGCTTAAAGTCGATGAAAACATCAAGATCAATTCCCGCAGGCTCGCCAAACTCGAAGTATTTGCTTGCAATATCGGCTGTAATATCGAGGTCCTGATTTGCCATTTCAAGATTGAGCAGACGTATATAAGCATCTGCGTCGGAAAGCTCCTCGTCCTCGATCTCCATAACCGCGGTTTTAAGCTCGTTTTCGGTGATCTCGCCTCTGCGGTAGCCTTTGGCACGCTCGCCCCAAGAGAAGCCGTATTCGATCTCAAATTCCCACTTTTCAAGCTCGGTTTTGATATCGTCCTCGCTCATATCAGCATAGGGAACAAGCACATTGTAAATCGTCTCTTTGTCGATCTCGCCGTCAATATACGCCTCTTTGACCTGAGTTTTCAAGCCGGAATGGATAGAATCTATCGCATCAAGCTTCAAGTTGCCCTCGGATATCTTCTCGCCGTACAGATTGTCATAGAGAAGTTTCCGCCTTTCCTCGTCCTCAGCTACGATCGCGTCAAAATACGCGCCGAATTTGGAATATCCCATTCCGTACTTCCAGCCCTCGATCTCGAAGAATGCTTCGTACTTGTTCTTGACAATGCCCTTTTCAAGAAGATGCTGTGTCGCTTCTTCCTCGGTAAGGTGTCCGTCGCGCCAAGCATATTTGATCTCGTTTCTCTCGCCTGCGTCATAGGTCTTGAACTTGAGATCGGGATAGAGAACGCCAACCGTATTGTTCCAAATTCCCGTGACTTCTTTAGCATATGAAGCAAACGGAGCGCCGAATATAGCCGAACCACCCTCGATAAGCGCGTATATCCAAGCCCAATGAGGGTATTTGCTGTTCTCATTATCAAGCTTATCGATAAGAGTTTCCACACCCTTTGACAAATCTGCGACAATATCTCCAACAGCCGTATTCTGCGAATAAATCTGCCAATTGGTATCAAACAACGCATTGTGAGCAGTCTTGAATATGCTTAACAATGATTCCCACGCCTCTGCGACGAAAGGCATCTTTGAGAACGGGTCAAGCTCGCTAAAGAAGTTAGATTTAGCAGCAGCAAAGAATTTCTCGTACCACTCCTCGTATTCATCATCATCGCGCCACATATACGGAATAGCACCGGCAAGAGCAACAAAGAGTGCCTGCAAGGTGTATGTAGCATACGCTCTGAAGAATTCTTCCTTATGCTTGGACCAGCCTTCGCGTCTGATCTTTTCGTGAACGTCGATCAGCATACTCAGCGAAGTTACCGGCTCACTCATAAAGGAGGAAACTGTTCTTGCCACAGCGCCCTTGTTACGCATAAGCTCGCTCTTTGTCAGCACGCTGTCAACTACCTGAGTCTTATAGATAATCTCCTCAAAGGTCTTTGTCACAAGCTCGTAGAAGCCTGCGTCCTTCGGTGAAAGCTTATACTTGCGTCTGACCTCTTGCTTTGCCGCACCCCACATAGCCGACCAAGTAACGCGGTCGAGTGTTTCAGCCAACCAAAGCGACTTTTCCGTGAGCTTTTGCAGCCCCGTCGCGTCGTTGGTAATCAGCTCGTGCATACCTCGAGATATGTTCACGTCATAGAAGCCGAGATTTTTCCATACCGCAATACCGCTGTATTTCAGCATTTCCTCAGTATTGGTCTTTACGTCTGCGGGATTCAGCGCCGAACGTATTGATTTTGCATTAATCACATTTCCGGCACGAATAATCGCAGTCGGCTGAAGCAATGCGCTCTTAATGTTTCCGGATACCTTCGAAATGTTATAGTTATGAAGGAACTTCAAATACAAATTGTCGTAAGGAGAACCTTGCGCAGAGGTGCCGTTGATATCTTTGAGAATATTCTCGATAAATGTCACGGCGTGTCCCTTATCATTGCCAACAGGAGCACCGAACACTCTCGTCAACTCGTCTTTCACGGAATCTATCAGCTCACCTTTTGAGGTTTTCTGCTGATAGTTAAGCCATTTAGTCGCGTCAAGCACCGGAATAGCAAGTGCATTGTACTGCGCCATACTCGACATATGATTTGCGAATACGTCAAATACATCATACAGCATAATGCGGTTAGTCGCTTCCTTGTTTCGCGCCTTGGTAAAGCTCTTGTTAAGCAGCGCGTAAAGGCTTGCGCCCTCGGGGAACTCCTCTTTTTGTCCGACCTGCAATTTGTCAACTGCAATAGGATAATAGTTAAGCTCACCAAACAACGCTTCGCCAAATCGCTTGAATGATACCTCGTTGCCCCACTCAGCGCCCTTCTCTGCCATAAACTTCTGCAGCGCGTCAGCAACAGCCTTCTGTCTTACTGTCAGCTTACCGACAATAAGATCAATATCTGTCTGCGTCAGAGTATGTGAGTCGGAGCTATAAATCTTCTTCGACAGTCCTCTTTGCTGGAAATTACCAACGCGAATACCGCCGTTCAGGATATGTCTGAGAGAATCTTCCTGCTTCGAGAGCAAGTAAAGTCCCATCATATGCGATACTCGCATTGTGACCTTCTCGCCGCCGATAGTAAAGGTATGAAGTTTTTCACGGTAGGATCTCACTTCTTCGCTCGTGAAAGCTTTTTCGGTGAAATCCACGATCTCTTTAGCATTAAATCCGTATTTGCTCTGTCCCGCCTGCAGCTCGTCGCGAATAGCTATACCCGCACGACCAAAGCGTTCCCAAACATACGCAGGGCGAATGTTCTGCCATTCCGTAAAGTTACGCGCAGTACCGGTCTTGCCCTTATCACTCTTTCGGGAAGAAAGCTCGTTGATAAGATCATTACCCGCCTCGTATACGTGACGATACATAGCGTTGTTGTGGAAGCTGTTCATCTGTGTAATATACAGCTTGAGCGTCTTAACTATGTGTGAAAGCTCGCGCAGCTGCTCGCTGGTCATCTGATTGATAACAAACTCGCCGCTATTATTTTCCACAAGAGCGTTAACGTCCTCGACGTATGCTTCCATCTTCTCCACATATCCGGGAGGCAGATCGATATAATCTGAATAATTCTCACCGTATGCCTTAGTTTGCTTTTGGACCACCTTGTGGAGGTTTTCAAGAGACTTTGCAAACGCTTCGTCTGCCTTCGTCGCCTCACCGCCACGCAACTGCTGTTTGCTCGTAAGATCAATGGATTTAAGGAATTCAATTACAGGTGTTTTCACCACATCGGGAACGTGTTTTGAAATATCCTTGTGGTCAGGTTTTGTGATCCAGCCCTTGAGATCGTCCACGTCCTTCTTAATTCTCTCACGATACTTCTTGATATCCGCAGCATTCTTAGTACGCTCGCGCCAACGCTTCAGTATTTCCTCACCGTGTGCGCGTTCTTCCGCTTCAACAACCTTTCGCGCCTTCTTAAGCACGTCGCCGAGCACCTTCTTGTTCTCAAGGTCAAGAACCTCGGCATTCGCCGCCTTGATCTGATCGTCAAGCACGTGCATACGGTTAAGTGTCTGCGCTGCTGCTGCACGGTCAACATTGGCACCAAACTGCTGCTCTTTATAGAGCCTGCCCTGCTCGGTGCGTTCTGTCTGAAGTGCATCAAGCTTCGCAAGTCGCTTCTTGAAGATATCAAGAGCCCCGCGTTCAGCCTCGGTCAAATTCTGATCGCCCAGCTTATCCGCAGCCATCTGCAATACCTCGCGGTCGGAAAGCACTTCTCTGCGCTGCTGATACTGTACCTTGCCTTCCTCGTCGGTAGTGCCAAGCTGTTCCTCACCCTTCGGTGCAAGAAGCTCCATAACTTCGTTAAAACGAACACGCTTCTCGGCAAGCTCTGTCTGCTTCTCGAAAGGCTTAGAAAGAATGTTTTCCTGCGCGTCGCGGTCAGCAGTAAGCTCGGTTATCTGATTCTCGTAGTTTTTGACGATATTCTCAAAGCCCGCTATGATCTCGCCCAAGTGATTTACCATTCTCGTGGTATTGTTCAGATAGACGTTGAATTTATAGCTCTCCTTGCCCTGAATAACGCCCTTGTACTCCGCGCCTTCCTTGATAACTCTGATCTCAAAACCCGCAAATTTCGCAACAGTCGTGTATGCGTCCTTGTTTGCCTTATCGATTATCGCGGCAGCAAGTGCGGCGCCCGCGTCCTTCTTATCGGTAAACTGTCTTCTGCCGATATTAATAGCGAATTTACCCTCAGAATAGGTATCAACCCTCGCGGATATGTCCTCGCGGATTCTCTCAATGCTCTTTTCAAAGCTTGCGATTTTGGAAACATCGTCAGAAAGCTTCGTCCGAGCCAAGCGCATACTTGAATTATACGCCTTTTGCAGGTTTTCAAGCTTCTTGATCTCGTCAGTCAGCTTCGTCTGCTCCTCAATGAGCGGATTTCCCGAAGCAAGCGCCTTTACCTCGGCTGCGGAAAGTGTTACCTCTCCCGTGTCCTCGGCAGTACGTCCTACGTCCTCTCCGTTCATGATCTGATTGATAAAGTGCTGTTTACGGTCGAGAATATCCCAAAGTCGGGAGTCAAAGCTTCCCGTAGTAACGTAAACGTACTTTGATACCTCGTCGTTGATATTCTTCTGTCTGAAAGCTCGTCCGTCACGCTGTTCCACGTCGCCCGGTCTCCAAGGTGCGTCAAGGTGGTGTATAGCGACAACGCGTTTCTGTGCGTTCATACCCACGCCCATCTTACCGGTCGAACCGATAAGCACGCGGACCTTGCCCTCGTTTACGTCCTCAAAGAGCTGTTTGCGCTTCGCGTCGGTAGCAGCCTCGTGAATAAATGCTATTTCGCGTTTCGGAATGCCCTTCTTGACAAGGTAGTCGCGCATATCGTCATAAAGTCTTGCGTTTTCCTCGTCGTATACTGTATCAAGGCTTTCGTCCTCGCTTGTATCCGTCTTGCTCTTGTCGGAGCCCTTCGGTGTCGCCATATCGAGGAATACTATCTGTGTACCCTTGATATCTGCGCTCTCGCGGTATTCCTTTACGATGTTATCGCCTGCGCGGAAGATCTTGCAGCTCGGCTCATAAGGAAGAGTGGGGTCGATCATACGCTGGGTATAAGAAACCTTTCTACCGTCGCTTGTGATCTTAAGCATATTATCCACAGAGGGATCAACGCTCTTGACGTTTTCAGCTCTCTTCTGAAGCTCCAGCATATAATTTTTCTGGAACTCGCCCGGCTCACACTCAACGATCTTGACCGCGCCGCCCTTCATCTTCGGTATTTTGAGGTAAGGAAGCTCGGTAACAACGTCGGTAAAGCTGCGGAAAAGAAGCTGAAGCTCGCTGAGGTTACGGAAGTTTGCAAATACCTGCTTCTGTCTCATTCCCGTACCGCTCGGATTGATCTCCCACTTGTTGACCACCTCGCCGAATACCTTCGCCCAAGCGTCAAAGGATTTAAGTCCAAGCTGCTGCAGTACATCAGGCTGCAGATATCTCTGCATAATGTAAAGCTCGACCATAGAGTTCATAACGGGAGTAGCGGTGGCAAATACGATACCGCGTCCGCCGTTAAGTCCCTGCAGATAACGCACCTTCGTATAAAGGTCAAATGATCTCTGCGCGCCCTTTGCGTTGCCAAGACCGGCAACGTTAGTCATTTTGGAAACGTATTCGAGATTCTTGAAATTGTGTGCCTCGTCAACAAACAAGCTGTCGATACCAAGCATTTCAAAATCAACGTTGTCCTCGTCTTTAGGTTTGGAAGTAAGCTCCTTAAGCTTCTTTTCAAGCTGTGCCTTCTTCTTTTCCATTTCCTTAACGGTGAGACCCTTGCCGTCGCGGCTCTCTGCCTTTTCCTCGGCAATAGCGTCGATGATCTCGTTTATCTGTTCCTCGTAGAATCTCGCCTGATATTCCGCCGACATAGGTATTTTCTCAAACTGCTCGTATGTCACGATAACCGCGTCATAGTCACCGTTGGCGATCATATTGGTGAATACCTTTCTGTTAGCGGGTGTAAAGCTCTTGTCGTCCGCAACAAGGAGCCGTGCCGCAGGGAAATAATTGCTGAATTCAACGCCCCATTGTGCTACAACGTTCTTCGGAACAACGAAAACGGGCTTTTTAACAATACCCAGCTCGCGCATCTTCATTGCAGCCGCAGCCATTTCAAGCGTCTTACCCGCGCCCACTCTGTGCGCAAGAAGCGTATTACCGCCCGAGGCAATAACTCTATGTACCGCGTTTGCCTGATGCTCCATAAGGTTAAACATCGGATTGATACCGTTCACGCTGAGTCCCGAGCCGTCATACTTCGGATTTACAAGAGCGTTGAAAGTCTCATTATAGAGCTTCGCAAGTGCCTCGCGTCGGCTCTCGTCCTTCCATAACCACTCCTCAAATTCCTTCTGTATAGCCTTGACCTTTTCGTTAGCCGCTTCGGTCTCGGCTTCGTTTACAACGCTGATCTTCTTGCCGTCGGCGTTCTCGATCGTGTCATTGACCTTAACGGAACGGCTGCCCATCATAGCGTCAAATAGCTCAAGGAATGTGCGTCGTGCCGTGCCCCAAGTCTGACGGTTGTAATAGCCTGCCTTGAGACGAGCATTATTGATAATGATCTTAAACTCGCCGCTTGAGCTGCGTCCCACTTCAACGTCGGGCTTGCTGTAGCCGGAATTATTTCTTCCACCGAGCATATGCGCGATAAAGTCAGCATATACCTCGTTCGGAATAAATGTTGCACCGGGAGTTACATAGATCTCGTTGTAAGGAATATCCGCAGGAATTACTCTCTGCAGCTCCTCTACGTTGTTGTTATAGTCTGCATCAAACGGTGCAAGTGCCTCCGCCTCGCGCAGCTTCGCTCTGACATTGCCCGAAAGGTAAGCCTCACGCGCCACAAGTGCGCCGTCTCTCGTCTTGAATGCCAAGCGGGAGTCGATAATATCGCGTGTCACGTCCTCTACGGTCTTGCCCGTCAGCTTCGCAACAAACTCGGCATTAACGCCGCCCATCAGGTTGATCGAGGCAATAACGCCCTCCTCAACGCTGTCAACGTGAGTAACCGTCTTGTTTGCGCTGATAGTGTCCTTTGTGAAGATATCCGCCTTTTTAGCAGTTTTCTTCTCCGCGTCGTAGTGTTCAAGAGAAAGTATTGCGTATCTGTCGGGATCGCTGTCAATAGCCTTCTTATTTACAGGGGAATTCAGCAGTCCGAATTCCTTAATGAACTTATCGTAAGCGGTGTTAAGCTCTTTTCTTGCGCGCTTGATCTCGGTATCAATCAAGCCCTGCTGCAAGTAGCTCGCCAGCTTTCTGTAAGCGTCGCGGATAGAAAGCATACCGGCAATTCTTTTAGCAGTCTTTTCGTCGGTATCAACCTTGACAAGCTGACCGTTATCGTTTTTAGAAATACTGCCGTCGGAATTAACGACAAAGCCGCCCGCTTTGGTTTTCTTGTTCGCCCTCTCAACCGCAAAGTTAGTCTTTTCGCGTGAAAGCTTTTCGGTGTAGCTCATTTCGCCCCGAATATTCTTAAAGGCTTCTCTGATCTGCTCGCCAATAGTGCCACGGTCGGTGTAAGGCTCGTATGTCAATGTCTGTGCACCGTACATACCACGCTTTACTGCAGCCTTGCCAAGCACCATTTCAGGGTGATTCTTGAAATAACTACTTTCCTCTGCTCCGATCTCGTAGTTATATGCAGCCTCAAGGAAGTCCTCGCCCGCATATTCTGTTCCGCTCTCGCGCTTTTTAAGAACGAGAATGTCGGTCACGACTTCGGTTCCCGCGTTGCCCTTGAAAGCGGTGTTGGGAAGCCTGATCGCACCAAGCAGATCGGCACGGTCCATAATGTACTGGCGAACTGCGCTGTCGCTTGAATTCATAGTGAACGACGACGTGATAAACATCACGATACCGCCCGGACGAACCTTGTCAAGAGACTTCGCAAAGAAATAGTTATGTATCGACTTTGTAATGCGCTTCGGATATGATCTGTCAACCACGCCAAAGCTACCGAACGGAACGTTTCCGATAGCTACGTCCATATAGTTATCGGGAATGTTGGCGTTCTCAAAGCCCTGAATACGAACGTCTGCGTTAGGATAAAGGTATTTTGCAATAAGACCGGTAATGCGGTCAAGCTCAACCATAGTCCAGCTGTTGACGCCGGCACTCATAGAGGTAGGCATAGCGCCCACAAAGTTACCAACACCCGATGAAGGCTCGAGCATACGTCCGCCCTTGAAGCCAAGAGAAGCAAGACCGTCGTACATCGCCTTTATTACCTCGATAGAGGTATAATGCGCGTTTTTCGTGCTCGCGGACATATCCTTGTATTCCTGTTCGGTGATAATACCCTCGTCTACAAGAGAACGAAGCTCTGCGAATTCCTTTTCCCAGCCGTCTTTGGCTGTCATTTCGCTTCTGCGCGCTTCTCGGTTGTATTTCAGCTCGCCGAAAACATTGGATAGACCGCCCCAACCAACGTACTTTGAAAGGATCTCCTGCTCTGACTCGGTCGCAAATCTGCCATCGGTCTCAAGCTGCTTTATAAGCCTGATCGCGTCAACGTTCGCGCGGTATCTCGCCTTTTCGCCGTCGGGAAGGTTAAGGCTGTCACCTATAACAAAGTTTCTGCCCTTCGGCTCTACGGTAGACTTCTGCTCGATCTGCTTCTCTACTTCCTCGTGAAGCTTCTCGGCAGCCGTCTCGTCGGTTAATCCATCATTTCGTCGTAGATCTCCGACCTCGCTACTTCCATCGCCCCCGCTATCCCGAGCTGCGGTATCAGATCGCATATCATGTCGTCCAGCTCTCTGTTCTTGCTCTCGATCAGCCTCCAGAGTGCTCCGTCCTGATGCAGCTCTCGGTACATCTCCGGCTTGAACTTCATCCAATAGTCGTGAAGCTCCTTGCCTATCGGTGTCAGACCCGAATACTGCTCCTTCGTTATCAACATTTTCTGCGCCATTTGTGTTTGCCTCCTTTATAGGTGCATTTTCTTTCTTGAATTGCTCGTGAATTGCCGCAAGCTCGTTTATGTATGCCTCAAAGTCGTTGAATGCCTCGGGCACCCAGCCAAACTCAAAATCAGCATCTTCAATAATACCGCCTTTTGAAAGACCATACACGATACAATTCAGCTCGTCGTAAAAATCGGTTAACTGCGTTTCATTAGTTTCGTCAATATTGAAATAATCAATATCGGTGTGTTCTTTCACAAGGTCCATAAGTCTTGCGAAATTATCACTATGCATATTGAGCACTTCGGGAGTGCTTTCAATGTAATCAAGATACGGAGCGAACCCGCGCTGCTTCATAATATGTGTAGTTTCGTGAGGAACGAATGTTTTTAGCGTATCTTCGTCGATCGCTTCGGAAACATATATCTTTCCTCTGCTTGCACCGGCAGGATCTTCTCTTGTCCACGCGCCTTTAGCTACAACGTAGCACTCAGTACCGTAATCGTTAGTTATCTCACTTTGTGCCTTTTGCAAATAAGAGCCGGTTGCAGGTGCTACATAGGCTTTATCTCCGAAAGGGTGTTCATCAGAAACTATTCCATATCGCGCTTCGGAATCAGTCTGCTGAGGTCCGCTGTCTGCTTCTCCCACTTCTTCCGATACTCGGGATCTGTCGCCAGCTTCTTCTCGTGTTCCGCGTGATGTTTGCGAAACTCCTCCGAGTTCACGAGTTCTCTGTGTTTCTCTGCCAGCGTTTTCTTCTTCGGTGAGCCGTTCTGCATTTTCTATACCTCCGTCAGTATTTGTAGTTTGTGTTTCCGCATAAGCTGTATTAAGCGCGGATATAACATCGTCAACAAGACTCTTGCCATACCACTTACCGCTTCTGAACCACTCGCCCTTTGTTCTGTTCCAAACAAATGCGTTGTTTTTGAGAATTTCACGTACCGCGTCGATCGGCTTGCCGTCAAACTTAATTGAGGTGATTTTGTTTTCCGCGTCGTCGGTGATGGTGAAATGATCATAACTATGAGATTTTACAGTTTTCTCGCGTATTTCCGTAGGAGCGATATGGCTCCACTTGGTATTCGCATTGATCGCCTCAACTACCTCGTCGCGCTCCGCCTGCGTAGCGTTCTCAAAGGCTTTTGCAAAATCAGACTTGGTTTCAGCTTTTTCCTCAGTCGCCACGGTCTTCTGATAGTTTTCGACAGCCCCAAGAGCAACCTTATCAAAGAGCTTGACGATATTATCGAGATACTTAACGCCCTCGCCCACCTGCCCCTTGAGCGCTTTTGCCTCGCGGGTGGAAGGCGTACCCTTGATGGCGTCAAAATATGCCTTAAGATCAGCCAAAAATTCCTTGAGCTTTGCGAGAAGCTTTTCGAAAAGGTTCTTGTGATTGGTCGCAAGCTCGGTAACGAAGTTCGCGTCGGGCAAAATATCCGTCATACCCTCGGCAACCACCTCGCGGCTTGCTTCCTCATAGGTCATTTTGCCGCTTCTGTCCTCTGCCTGCTTTGACTGAATCAGATCGTCAACATTCTCGCCGTTCGCGGTCATGGTATCAAAAACTACTTTTCTTAGTTCATTATACCATATCGGGTTCCATTTTTCAATAAAATGCGTAAAATCGTGTGCAAAAGTTCGCAACATTGTGTATTTTTCAAGTCTGCTCACGTCTTTCTCGCCGCTCAGACCCGCATCGATATTAATGTAAATGGTATCCTCGTCCCAATCAAAGCGTCCGTTCTCACCGTCAAACTTGCCGTCAGCGTTCGCCTCGGATTTGTAAAGTACGATATTAACGCCGGTAGCCTCCGCATAGGTTGAAAGGAGCTTGTAAGCAATATTCTGCGTGTCGTTGAATGTCGCGCGAAGCTCGTCGAGTGTAACGTTATCACCCTTGACAACACCCTTCTTGCGTCCGGTCTTGCCGTTTATCGCGGATTTGTTCTTCGCGTCCTGCGCCTCGGCTGCTCCCTTTGAAGCCGCCGTACCCGCTTCATACGCAAGCTGGCGCTGATTCTCGGTAAGATATGCCGTCGCCTCGCTCTGCATAGCGTAGGAAAGGCTAACGCCGCTTCTGCCCATATCGTAAGCCACGCCGTATGCAGCATCATACTTCGCAACGTCCTGACCTTCGGTGTAGGTGTGAACCATAGCACCCGCCTGCGCTCCGTATTTCGCGGAAGCCGCTTCAAGTGTCACGCCGCTTTCTTCCTCTGCCTCGGTGATCGTTTCGCCGGTGTCAGCAACACGTTCAGCCTCGGGAGCCTCCACCTTGCCCGTCTGCGCGTCTTTTACTTCGGGTGTCTCATAAGTCGCGGTCTTTTCTTCGTGCGCCTCTGTCAAGCCCTCGCTTGCCACCGTAGGCTCCTGCACGGTTTTGTCACCGACATTTGTATCGGTCGCAAATTCCGTCTTACTTGCCGGTAACTTGCCGGTAACTTGCTGGGCGTCAGCTTCGGTTTTGGGAGCAGTTGCAGAGGAATCCTCGTTCTCCATCTCCGCGACCATTCTGCCGTATACGTCAGCATTGATCCTGTCGGTGCCGAGCTTTTCAGCCCAAGCGGAGGAATAACCGCCGCCCCTGATATTCTCGGTGTTAAGCTCGTTTGCAACGCGCTGTGCGAACTTGCTGCCCTTGATCGCGTTCTTCTCGGAAAGCGTCAAATCCTCACCCGTCACCTGCTTCGTAAGCGCGGTAGCAATAAGGTCCACGTTTCCGCTCTCGCCAAGCTCGGTAAGTCTGTTTGCCGCACCGGTTTTGATAGTCTGCACGTCGTTCTCATACATAGCAGACTCGTTCTGACGCACGAGCTTACCTACCTGACGGTTTGAAAGCTCATTGCCGCTCTCCGCTTTGGTCTGCATTCTCTGTGCAAATCCATTCTCAGGAGAAATCTCCACAGCCTCAGCCGCCAGCGCGGAACCAATGTCCGCACCGTAGGTTTTCTTGTATTTCTTGCCCTGAACGGTGTCATACAAGCCCTGAACGCCCGTCTTAATACCGGTCTGAAGTCCCGCGCTGACGCCACCGGAGATAGCTCCGCCAAGCATATCAAAGGCGAGGTCGTTTGCCATGTCCGCCCATGCTTTTCTCTTTGCTTCTTCCTCGGAGAGCTTCTTTTCAGTCATATAATAGTTGACAAGAACGTTGAAATTACTCTTGTCGCCCATAACGAGCTGATCGGAGAAGTTATTGAGAAGTGTGGTAACTCCTTCCTCGGACGCTTCTATGCCTGCCTGCAAAAGAACGTTCCCGAAAAAGCTCTTAAGCTCATCAACACCTGCAAGACCAAGCAGTTTGTCAACCGAGAAGGCTTCGCCTGCTGCCTCTGCCAAGCCGGAAAGAACACCGTAAGTAATTGCCTGCTCGTCTGTTGCTCCGCGCTCCTTCGCCTCGTACATACCACTTGCGGAAGCAGAGCCGAAGAAAACCATAAAAGTACCAACGCTGCCCTGAGTATAAGCGGAAATCATACTGTTGGCAATACTCGTACCAAGCTGATACACGTCGCCCCAGCCCTTGCCGCCTACAACGGGTGCATTATCGTTCAATGTGCCATACTTCTGATTAAGCGTTTTTGATATTGCGCTGGTGATCGCGCCCGAAACCTGACCGGGAAGGGGCTCAGCGGAAGTTGAAATAAAACCTCTTTCGCCGTATTCTATCATCGACCCAAGCGAATCCACAAGGCTCATAGGCATCATAGCGATAGATCCAAGCGTAGCGAGCGTGCCGGTAAGTCCGTTTTTGGTTGCCCAATCCTCGATAGCAGCGGTCTTTTTCTCGTTGCTCGCCTGATTGTTCAGTTCGTTGGCATACTGCGCGTATTCTGCCGCCGCGCCCTTATCCGTGGAGTATAAGTAGCCGTAAATATCCTTCTGTTCCTGACTCCAGCTATTCGACGGCTTCATGTAAGAAGTGTCCTTGCGTATGTCATTGGTAGCCTGAATAAATCCGGCGTTCGGCAAGGTGGTATCGGGACCCGCGTCGCCAAGATAACGACCGAGCTTTTCATACCACTTCTCGTCTTTCTTTTTCGCTTCCTCGCGTTCCGCAGCCGACTGAATATCTGCTTCATAAGCAGCATATCCCGACTTACTCTTATCCGCAAAGTCCTCTTTGCCCGTAAATTCCTTGTAATACTTCGACTTGTAAAGGCTATCCCAAGTAATCTCCTTGCCCTCATCGTCAATATAAGCTACGGGATCGTTTTTGCCGAGATATTTCTTGATCTGCTCGGAGGTCATATCCGCTATCGAAGATATTGTCTGATAACGTCTATATGCGTCCGGACTCTCCCATTGAGACCAATATTTAGCGTACCCCGAAGCATTATTCAATATGTCATTCTGCACCTTGCTTGCGCTGTCGAGTGCGGAGTACACACTTTTCACGTAATCAGGGTTAAGATAGTCCTTGTTTTCCTCGATTATCGCCTTGATAGAAGCCGCTTCCTTGTCAAAATTCGACTTCTGCGGGGTGACGCTCGATATCCAGTCGTTTATAGTGGAGTCGTAGGGGTCATTATATGACCCCGTGAACCCCTGAAAACGGTAATTGTAGTTGGAAACAAATTTCTCGTTATTCTTGAACCACGTATCAATGCGCGAGGTAAGCTCCGAAGAGACGGTAGAAAGGCGCTCCTGTTGCTCGGCTCGCTTCATCTCGGCAAGCCTTTTTGCACGGCTGCTGTAAATTGTACTGCCGGTAGTAGTGCTTGTTGCTGTGGAATTATTGCTATTCTTTTCCTGCTCCTTCAATTCCTGCAACCTTTTTCTTCTTTCGCTTAAGCTCATAGATTGCCTCCTTTGTCGCTTTTAGTTTTTTATCATAACTTGTCCGCCGCTACCAATGCCCTTGATCGGTATTGTCGGTGTTGCCACGGTAGTATCGGTTATGGTGTGACTGTTTGTGCGCAGGTATTTCTTCTTCCAGTCCAAATAGGTTGCTTCATCTATTCTTTCGGTCATGAACGCATCGTCAAGCAGAGCCTCGATAGCTGTATTGTTTCCGTCCGCAGCATAAAACTCGAGCGTATCAATTATATCTTTCGAACTCATCGTGCCAACGTGCTTAAGAGCCGCCTCCTCAGCACCGCTCGAAGAACTGTTTGTAGCGCTCGAAATAACCTTAACAGCGTCCGCCACTTTCCTCGACATACCCGCAGCCGCAAGCTCTTCGTCGGTAACATCACCGCCAGCTGAAAGAACGGTCATGACGTCCTCTCTTGCATACGCTTTCGTCTCGGAATCTTTCTCGTCTTGACGGGAAGTATTATACCGTCTCTGATCTTCCAAAAACTCTGCTTGTGTCTCTGCCTGATCGATATTGGCAAGATGCTCACTCCATTTCTGATTAAGGTCATTGATATATTTGTTGTATTCGTCATTTTCCTGCCACTTTGCAAGCTCGATCGCGTTTACATACTCGTTGTAAGCCTGATTTCTGTCATCGGCATATACGCCGTAGTCAAAATTACGGTCATCGACGTACTTGCCGTAATCGAAGTTTCTTTCGGAGTCGTATCTACCCGCAGCGTAATCTCTCTCGGCAAGCCACTGATTGTAAGAATCAAGGTAGCGTCCGTAGTCCTGCTGTTCCTGATCGCTGAGAAGCCCGTACTGATTGTACATCTCCTGCCCCTCGCGGTTGTACTGGTCAAGAGCCATTCCGTAAAGCTCGGGCACCATCTCGTTAAGCTGCGCGAGATAACCCTGATAAGCCTGCTGACCGACACTCTGCCCGTAAGAGCTGCCGTAGCCGCCCGTCATAGCCGCCGCCTGACCCATAGTGTCCTGCATAGCAAGCTTGCCGAGTCGCTGGTACTGCTCCGCATACTGCTGATAAAGCGCGTCGCTGTTTACGTCATAGGTGAATTTTTCTCGGTTGAGAATACGATCTATCATCTCGTTTATCTGACCCTGCCACTTCGACTCATACGCGCCCGGCTGTGAGGCAAGTATAGCGTCAAGCGCCGCCTGTGCCTGCGTTACCGTTTCGCTCGCCTGATAGGGTCCATATGAGAAATCATCATAGGAAAATCCATCTCCAACAGCTTTATCTACCGCTCCGCTCGACTGGTAATCATCGTATGTGAAATCATCGGGATACATGATCTCTGTGCCCGTGGGCAATGCGCTTCCGGTTCCGGGAGCGCTATTAGGCACCTCAGCAGGTTTACTCGCTCCGGGATCTCCTACTGCGGGGATCTCCGCAGGCGCGCTCGCGCCGGGGTCTGCTATCGGTCCAGTGGTCGCGGAAGTTTTATTTAAACCTCCTCCGAAAAGCGCCGACTGTGTCTGCGGTCCCACCATACCGTCAACGGTAAGTCCGTTCTTCTGCTGATACTGCTTTACCGCCGCAAGCGTCTGCGGACCGAAGGAACCGTCAACGTCAATGTTATAACCCGCGTTTTTAAGAGCGGTCTGAAGGTTCGTTACGTCATCACCCTTCATACCGTATTTAATTGCTTTTGCCATTTTAACCTCCGTTTAAGATTAAAGTTGTTAATTTCATTAGTAGCTGCCGCCGCTCCAGCGAGGAAGCGCGGCGATAACGAGGTCTACCATCTCGGCTTTGTCCGCCTCAGTATAAAAGTCAATACCCTTGACGGGAGTATATCCGTCGGCACCTTTGTCGCCTTGCGGACCTTGCGCTCCGTCTGCTCCGGTATCGCCCTTATCGCCCTTTTCTCCCTTGAGATCAGCCGAGGAAGTACCGCTTGCGGAATTGACCGTAAGTGTTGTGCCGTTCCAAGAGTGGGTACAAGAAACGCCGTTCGCACCGTCTTTGCCGTTGCTGCCGTCCGCGCCGTCTTTGCCGTCGAAATAATCAACACCCTTTATCGGCGTATATCCGGGCAATCCGGGCTCTCCCTGTTCGCCCTTATCACCTTGAATGCCTTGAATGCCTTGAATGCCTTGAGGTCCTGTTTCACCCTTATCACCCTTATCACCCTTATCACCCTTATCACCCTTGTCACCCTTCTCTCCTTGAGGTCCCGGTGCGCCGGTTTCGCCTTTCTCACCGTCATTGATGGTAGCCGTCTTCGGACCGTTGACGTCGGTGATAGTGATGGTGGTAACCGTACCCGCCTTGCTTATCTCGACCGTAGGACTCACGACGTCCTCGCCGCCCTCAAGAGAATTGATCTTCTCTGTCAGCTCCTCAATAAGCTTTCTGATGTCAGTGTGAGAGACTTCCGACGTGTCATGCCCCTCTATTTCCTCGCCGATCTTGTCAAAGAGTTTCTCCGATTCACAGATCAGCGGCTCCATCTGCGAAAAATACGCATTAACAATGTCGCTTGACTTCATAATAAGGCTCTTTATCTCGCTAAAAAGACCCTGCGTGAGCTTTAGCGGAGCTTCGCTCGCGGTGGTGGGCGAAACGTTTCCCGCGCCACTCTCAAGCGTTTGCAAAGCAAAATTAAGCTGCTCCACAAGCTGAATAAGATAGCTCTTGATCTGCGAAAGCTGTCCCTCTGCCGTCGGAGCCGTTATCATAGGTTTACGAATGTTTTGGCTCATTAAATATCACTCCCCTGCTCGATAGTCTTGCAAATGGAATAAATATTCGCGCCGCCCTCGCCCTCAATGCGAAGCCGCAGATGGTCACACCGTCTCGGACGGATAGGTACCGCAAAACTGCGAAGCCTGTCACCGTTCATAGTAAAGAGATGTTCCCAAGCGCCGCTTGAGTCATACTGAATGTAGAAGAATACTCTTGTGCCCATATCAAGGTACATTCGCACGTCAAGGCGTGAAATATACTTCTTGTCGGGCGAGTCGGTACCGATAATACCGGTCTCCGCCATCCACTTTACGGGTGAGGTGTCGGGAGTTCCCGAGCCGAGAACGCTCTTGATCTTCTTGTCCGCCCCGTCGATATAGTAAAGATCGCCACGGAAGTTGCAGAAGGCAAGCGCGTTTGTGTTGTCCTCTCGGTGCCACATACCCTTGAGAGTGTCATATACGAATAGGTGGTGTTTTCCATTCATATCTTGCATGGAGATATAGTATTTGTTGCCAAGCGCCCCCGCCTTGGCTGCGCTGTACTGGACGTCGCCGAGAGCCGAAGATATTTCGACCGGCAAAGAGCCGTCGTAGGCACATACCGCAGAGCGAGCCTTATAGTAAAGCACCTCGTTTACAATAGCAAGACTGCGCGCACAGCCCCTCTGTACGCCTCTGCAAGCAGTTGTCTGTATCTGATAGTTCGCGGGATAGTTGCCGTAGACCTTGTGCATACAGCTCTCCTTGAAGAAGATCGGATATCCCATATGCGTGACAGCACCGGTAAACGGTCCGTCGGTACCCACGCTCGCAGCGTATGAGTCGGTCGAAATACCCATAAAGCTGTTCCAGTTCTTGAAATCACCCAGCTTCGAGGCGTAGATCTCATTGACTATCTCACCGGTTACAGACTCACCGTATCGGCAGCCCCAAAGGCGGTTTTCCGATTCAATGATAAAGTCCATTGTGGGCATCTTTCTCGTGATCGTGATCGGCGCGTCCTGCGTTGTCACCTTATCGATAATACCTGTCACCACTATGTAATCGTCACCGCGCGACCACAAAACCTGCGTGCTGTTCAGATCGGCAAGCTCGGGGCTTGTAATACCCGATATGCTCACGCCGTCACTATCCGAAAAAGGCACGCCAATACCCGTCGCGGATATCCTGATATAAGTGCTGGCAATGCTTATCCACATAGAGGTTGTGGCGGAATACTGCTTCAGCGAATGAGGCACGCTTGAGGTATCTATCCACAGAGCCATATTTTGGGGATTTTCGGGAGCCGTATCCTGCACCGCAGCGCCCTCGATTGCTGTACCGTCATTCTTGCAAAGCGTAAACGTGACGGTCGAAGTCGTTGTCACACTCGCCTCAATATCGCCGTAATCGCTCAGATCCTCGGTGTTTATATATTTCTTGTCGGGCATAATAATGACGTATGCACCCATTGAGATCAGCGTTTTGGGAGCATTGTCTACCGTCAGCCCCATATTTATCCTATTTTCATTGATAACAAAATCGCCGCCGTCCACGTAGCAAAGCGAGTCCTTGCCTATCAGACCACCGATAGTGGCAGGGGAAGCATAAACGCCTCGTTTCGGTCGGGGCGAAAGAACGGGGTAATTGGCAGAGCTTAAGTTCTTCATGTCGTAAAACTCGCCGTCCCCTATGCGGAGATTATGGTTATATCCCCTGAATACGTCAACCATTTCCCGAGTGGTTGGAAGCTCGGAAAGACGCGGATAATACTTCATTGTTTATCCCTCCCGTCAAAAGAGAAAGCGACTGCCGTGGCTCCTCGGCGTATGGTCTCGGTTATAATACTTCTCGAAAGCCGAAAACGCCGTGTTATATTCGACTGTGCTGTTGTTGTACTTCGCGTATTCCCCGTTCGCGTAATCTATCTGCATTTCGAGATAGCGCACGTACACCTCGTCATAAGGCGCGGGGATAAGAAGCTCGGTGGTCAGAAGCGTTTCGTCATTGTACCCCTCGAATATCACGTCCTCGCCGCCCTCGTGGGTGTCAATGATCTCCTTCTTTACCACGCCGTCAAGTCCCGAAAGCCAACGCACCTTGTCCTGCTGGCTGTATGCGTTCGGCTTTAAGTGGTCGATTCGGTTGATAGCTTCGATAATTGTCATTGTGTAGTCCTCCTGTCAAAAAAGGGGACGCGAAGTCCCCCTCTGTTATACGGTTCCGGGCAGGGGCTTATTAGCCGCTTCGAGCAGCTCGTCCACGTGCTCGTCCATCTTGTTCTGCGCGGCAACAGATCTCTCATACTCTGCCTTGATGTGAGGCGGGACCATAGATGTCTTGCCCTTGGGGAGCAGATATCCTACACCGTTCACGCTGATAAACAGATTAGGCTCGTCGTTTGCCGCGCCCTTGGGAATAGTCAGGGGAACGCGCACATCTTTCTTTTCTGCTGCGGTTTCAGTTTCTGCTGCGGTGTTTTCGGTTTCTGCTGCGGTTTCTGCGTTTTTTGCTTTTTCAGTAGCCATGTTTTTCACCTTTTTTCCTTTCTTTTATTCGCCGAGGATCTCATCGATCTTTTTTGCGAAATCCTCGTTTGCTGCGATCTGCGCGTCGAGTGCCTCTTTTTCAGCGAGGAGCTGCGCAAGCTCCATATCGTGTCTTGCCTTAATGCTATCAAGACTTGCCTGATTTTCACCGCGAGCGGCAACGATCTCGGCATTGATCTGCTTGAGATTCTTAAGCATACCCTTAATGCCTGCAATAACATTATTCGATTTCTGACGAAGCTGTTCTGCTGTCTGTGCCATTTGCTTTCTCCTTTGTAAAATTGTTTTTTAATTGTTAAGGGGGCAAGGGACAAGCCCCGCCCCCAAAAAGTGACTGATTAGTTTGCTTCGTCGGTTGCGCTGTAGGAAGAACAGCTCATGATACGGAGCAGACGCTCCGAATAGAGCACAGTCGCACCGTTGGTCTCAAACTTATAGCCGATGGTGCTGAACTGATTGAGAGGACCGCCTACCTGAGACTTGTCCTTAACGATCATTTCAAGTGCGCCGCCCTCGGGGTCAATGATACCGAATGCGTCCTTACCGAACATATAGTTTGCGTAAGTCACGCCGCCCGCCTTGTTGGCATACTCGCCGCCAAGGATAGGTGCAAAGGCATCCTCAATGAAGCGGCAGCCGTGAAGCTCGCCGATCTCACCGTTGAAGATTTCGCCGGGCTGTGCATACTTGTGAGCCTCGATCCAGTCCTTGGACTTGCGGAGATCATAAGTAACAGAAGGGTTGAGAACCATATAATACTTACCGTTGATGGTAGGAACACGGTTCTTCTTCATGATAGTGACACCCTTTGCGACCATATCAGGAGTCAGCAAGCACTTAATAGTATCGCTTGCCTCCATCTCACCGGGCGTGGTGGGAGTGCTTACGATAGTGCCGTCTGCAACGTTGATGTTGTCGCAGTAAAGAACGTTGGTGTTAACAAGAAGAGCGTCGCGGATAAGGGTCTCCTGAGTCTCTGCCGCAGATGCGCCCATGTCCTCGGTAGCACCGAGAATGACGTCATCGTAAGCGTGAAGCTCAAGCTGATCGGTAACGGCAGCATAGGTACCGTACTGATCGATAGAGCCGGTCTTGGAACTCATACCGAATTTCTGACCGGTAGGAATAACGCCCTCAACGAGCTTCGATGCCTTTGCGAAAGTGTTCCACTTTCTCCACTCCACGGTCTTGCCGTGCTTCTTGGGAAGAGTCTGCTTCTTTGCAAACTGTGCGTAGAAAAGCTCAACACGAGCGTTCTCGAGAAGCTCGGTGTCATAGAAGGTCTTAAGCTCGCCGTTCATAGAGTTGGCAGCGTCAAAAGCCTGAGTGGTGCCGTCGTAGGCGTTAACGTAGTTGCCGGTCGCATTTACAAGAGTACCGGCGTCAGCAAAAAGCTGAAGATTGATGCGCAGGAAAGCGAAGATCTGCGCAAAGAGAAGATTGAAAAGTTTCTTCATAAGTAATTCTCCTTCCGAATTAAAAAATTTGATTTTTTGTGAAGGAGAAATGTGTTTGCGGTTATTTCTGTCCGGGATACACTTTCTCCCCACGTGCCAATCTCGCGCGGAGGTCCTTCTTAAAGGCTTCTCTCTGCTCGCGGCTGGCTTTGCTGTAGTCGAATGTGGTCGCGGAAGGTGCCTGACCCGAAATACCGTTCTCGTCGGGGCGTCGCTGTCTTGCCTGAATATTGTTGGAGATATTCTGCGCGGTTGCTTTTGCAGTTGCCTGCATAGCCGCTGCCTGCATCTCGTCGTGATGTACGGCATAATATGCGTCTCTTACGCTGATACCGACGTTAGGAGAGGTCATACGCAGGAAAGCGGGGTTTTTCAGCTCGGTCTGAAGATCAAAGTTAGGGACAATCTTCTTCATTTCCAGCGCCTGCTGTTCAAGCCCGGTGAAGTGATTTCTGATCTTCTGCTCCTGTATCGAAAGCTCCTCTGCCTTCTTCTGTCTCGCGGTGTCGCGCTCCTGCTGGTCGATCTTCTTTGCGGTCTCAACAGAGGTACCCATCTGAAGGGCTTTGTCCTCATAGTAAGAGTCATCGTCGCTGATCGCCTTTGTAAGCGCTTCATAGTCCATATTGGAGGGATCGAGCTTGTGCTTACGTGCAAGAAGCTCGAGTGCGGGAGTAAGTTTTGCCAGCGCTTCCTCTGCTCCCTTTGCGGACTTAAGGCGGGACTGCACAACAGCCTGCATCTGCTTGTTGTACTCGGGGTCTGCCATGATCTCGTCCCAACTCATACGAGCGGGCGTCTCGGTCACGTCTTCCGTGGGGTTCTCGGCAGCGGCGTCCTGCACCTTTTCTTCTGCGGCTTCCGGCTCCACCTCGGTCTTTGCCTGAGTTTCGGGAGCTTTGGCGGCATATCTCGCCCGTCTGCGAATCTTATCCTCGGGAACACCCAATTCCCTCAGTCTCTGTCCGGCGTCAACAGTCGCAACATTATCGCCCGTAGCGGCA